ATAATTTTATTTAGTTTAAGTTAAGTTCAAAATCTTCACATTCGTAGTCAATATTGCAGTCTTGATGATAGATTATTTTGCTGCGATTATCGTTGCTAGCAAAATAAGCTAGTAGCAACAAATAGCTAGAAAGAAAAGTTACTGCGATTATTTTTATTACCTCCATTTTCATAATTTTATTTATTAAGTTTAGTAAAATGTTTTGTAGTGTTTTCTTTTTTCGCGACCTTCTGAACGTCAGCCCAGAATTTCTCTTCGCTGTTTATTAAGTGCATTATTAGTAAAAATAATATTATTGCTGTTATTGTCATAAACATTTTGTTTGCGTTTAATTATTAACTGATTCCAGTTTACATTTAACTTTTTTATATGTCAAGCAATTTTTTTAAACTATCTTTAACTTTCTTTAAGCCTTTGTTTTTAGCGCTTAATTTTATTATTTTTCTTTTTTTTGTTTATTTTTCTTGGTTTTTTTTATCAAAACGGCTTTAAGCCCCTTTTATACATGGCTTCAAAGGCGTCATGTAGGAGATATAAGGCTTGAGCGCTGTTTTCGTGTAGTTTGTAGCTGCTGTTTTTATGTCTGTAATGTATGTTTCTTAGTGCCGCGCGCGGTTAGTGTCATTAAATTGTGTTGTAGTGTCATTTTGCTGTAAGTGCTTTAGGATATGGCTTGAGCGATGTTTTTAGTGTAATGTGACGCGGCGTTTCAAAAACATACATGCACACACATATGCACACATGATGCGCACCCGTATGTTATATATATATATATTATTTTAGTGTAATGTTAATATATATATAGAGCCTCGGACCCTGCGCTGCATACATGACGCGAAAATTACACTACATTGTCTTTTAATGACGCTTAAGCCCTCAAGCCCTATATCTCCTACATGACACACATTTTTTTTTAGTCTACAAACTATCGTAAACAAGCGCTCAAGGCTTATATCTCCTACATGACGCAATGTAGCAATTAAATATCTATCAAGTTCAATCAATACTTGAAAATAGGTAAATCGATTTAAACGCGGTTTTAAGAGCCATACAGAAGATTTTGCAAGTCAAAGGTACTCATGGATATAAATAAGCATTGATTTTAGCGCAAAGTTTCTAATCGCTGGTTAATTAATATATCAATGGCGCTAAATAACTGCGCCAAAGCAAGAGCAAACAGATTCAACGATTGTGTAATATGAGCGTAACTTTAGTGTAATGTAGGATAAGGCCAGCGATAGCAGGCTTAAGGGCCATTACTTTACCTAAAAGCGGTAAGCTTTACTGGTAAACTTTAAATTTTACTATTTTTTCTCATGATTATTTTTTCTCCTCGCCTAAAAGGCATCCGGGGGTTTTTATTTTTGCAATCATCTACCTGCACATTTCCCTACCAAGTAAAAATACATGCAACCACCGCCTTTAAAAAAATGAAACTTGACTAAAAAAAAAGAGAAGCTATTCTTCAGAAAAAAGCTAAAAAAATGACACTATTAGTTTCGAAAGAAAAACGCGACAAATTAGTTGACACAATGGATTGGCGCGACGTTAGGTTCTGTCACGAATATTTATTGGATCAAAACTCATTTGAAGCATCTAAAAGAGCTGGGTACGAAGAATCAGAAGCTTTAAATGAAGCAAACAGGTTAATGAATAACCCAGATGCCTTATTACTTATTAATTCTCTTGCTGCCTCTGGCGGAGTTCACTTGAAAATGAACAAAGAAGATGAGATTAATGAAGAAATAAATATTGACAAAACTTTTATAATAGAAAGGCTAGCAAGGATTGCTGATTACAATTCTCAAACTATCAAAGATGAGCATATGACCAGAAGTGGAGATAGAATTATTAAAGATAAAATGAGAGACCCTAATTCGGCTCTCAAGGCTCTTGAACTTTTGGGAAAAACAAAAGCTATGTTCGTTGACAAAAAAGAAGTTGATGTAGGGAATGATATGGCTCAATTAATAAGAGAAGCAAGAGAAAGAGCTGGAATCATGCAATCTTGTCGAGAAGATATGAATACCATAGAGCATGAATAAAATAAAAAAATAAAACCGTGTCTGAAAACAATAACTCAAATTTCGATGTTGCTCAAGATTTAGTAAAATTTCACTACGATCCACTAGGCTTTGTTAGGTACGCTTTTAAATGGGGTAAGGAAGATTTGGTTGGATTGGAGCCAGATAATTGGCAGGAAGAAGTTTTGCAGGATCTAGGAGACTCACTAAGAAATAATCAGTTTGATGGCATTAATCCTGTTATGCCAACTCAGATTGCAGTTGCTTCTGGCCATGGTATTGGAAAGTCAGCATTAGTTGCTTGGATAATTTTATTTATTATGGCGACTAGGCCAAAATGTAGAGGGACTATTACTGCGTCAATTTTTGCTCAGCTTCAAACGAAAACTTGGGCAGAGCTAAAAAAGTGGAAAGAGCGTTGTATTTTTGGCAAAATGTTTGAAATATCAAGCTCTAAAGGATCTTTGGCAATTTGGCACGATGACCCAAAATATAAAAGCAATTGGAGAGCAGATGGACAAACCTGTAAAGAAGATAACTCGGAAGCTTTTGCTGGCTTGCATGCCATGGATTCTACTCCGTTCTATATTTTTGACGAAGCTTCGGCAGTTCCCGATAAAATATGGGAAGTTGCAGAGGGTGGATTAACTGATGGAGAGCCTATCTGGATTGTTTTTGGAAACTATACCAGAAACACCGGTCGTTTTCATGATTGCTTTAATAAATTTAAGCACCGCTGGCTGACTAAGCAAATTGATTCGAGGGTCTGCAGATTTCCAAATAAAGAATATATTCAGCGAGCAATTGATGATTATGGAGAAGATTCTGATTACGTAAGAACTAGAATTAGAGGTCTTCCACCAAGGGCGGCATCAAATCAGCTTATAAAAACATCTGACATCTTTCATGCACAGAGAAGAAACCCTGATATTTACGGATTTGATGCCAATGTTCTGGGAGTTGATATTGCCAGAAGCGGAGAAGATTCAAATATTTTATATCCTAGGAGAGGGAATGATGGCGCATCGAGGGAGTACAAAAGAGTTGACACCAGAAACCTAATGGAAGTCGTTACCGAAATTGAGACTTTTCATAAGAAAGAAAAATTTGATGCTATATTTATTGATGCAACTGGAATAGGAGCTGGAGTTTATGATAGGTGTTTGCAGTTAGGGCTTCCAGTTTGGGAAGTTCAGTTTTCAGCAAAATCCCCTGACCGGACTTATGCAAATTATAGAGCTTACATGTATGGAACCTTAAACGAAGCTCTGAAGAGAAAATTATCCATTCCAGAAAATGACATAAAATTAGAAGAAGAGTTAGTTGCTCAAGAATTTTTTCATACTACAAAATCAAACCAGATTATATTAATACCAAAAGAGGATTTAAAAAAAACATTAGGAAGATCTCCTGATATATCTGACGCCCTAGCCTTAACTTATGCAATGTATATAGAAATAGACCAAGAAAGAAAGCATCAAAGCTCCAGTAGCCATGAATCAGATTATGACCCACTTAATTACAATGGTTAAAATAAAGCTGGATTATTTAATTAAAGCATTTACAAGTTATTGTTGGAGCTTATCATGGTCTTTTGTATTTGTTTCTTCCAGGGTAAGCTCTTAAAATAAACAAAAAATTATTTATGACTAAGAAAAAGATTTTGCTTCTTGTTTATTATTTTACTAATTATTAATTTAAAAAATATGTGCGGAGGAGTACCCAGCGTCCCAAAGACACCAGCATTGCCGGAGCCACCACCAGAACCACCTACTCCAATTGATCCAGCTATAAAAACAGCTAGAGAAAATGAGATAAAGAGGTTGCAGTCAGCAAGAGGACAAAAAGGAACAATAGTAACTGGCTCGTTAGGGCTAGAAAATCCAGCCAACACTGGTTCACAAAAACTTTCAGGATCTTAATTTTTTTATAATGGATATAAAGCAACAAAGATCTCCTGAAGTTAGTTTGATATCAAGATTCAGAAAAAACTTAGAGTCTCTAAGGTCTGAAAGAGATAAAAGCTGGCTTCCTCATTGGAGAGAATTAAACCAATATATTGAGCCAAAAGCTGGTAAATTCTTGACTACCGACAAAAATAACGGCTCAAAAAAAGATCAAAAGATTTACAATGGAAGGGCGCGCTTAGCATTAAGAACCCTAACAAGTGGAATGATGTCTGGAACGACTTCTCCATCTAGGCCTTGGTTTAACTTAAGAGTGGGCAGTGGCGAAGGTTTACAAAGTATAAATGTCAGAAAATGGCTAGATTCTGTAGAGGAAGCGATATATTCTTCTTTTGCAAGATCAAATCTTTACACTGAACTTCCGAAGTTATACAAAAGTATGGCTCTTTACGGTATAGGGGCAATGATGGCTTTAGAAGATTTTGAAGACGTTACTAGATATTACACTTTTTCTGTAGGAGAATTTTTCGTTGCAAACGACGAAAGGTTAAAGGTAGGAACTTTTGCTAGAGAATATCAGCTTAGCGTTGAACAAGTTGTGGAAGAGTTTGGCTGGGAAAATTGCAGCTATGATGTAAAAAATAAATATAATCAAAATTTACTTTATGAACAGGTTGATATTGTTCACATGATTCAAAGAAATGATGATCGGGATGAAGGAAAAAAAGATAGTAAAAACATGAAATATAGAAGTGTCCATTTCGAAAAAAAAAGTAACAAAGGTTTAAGTAAAAAAGATTTGTTTTTATCTGAATCCGGATTTAAAAGATTTCCAGTGTTTTGCCCAAGATGGGAAGTCGAGTCAACTGACGATTACGGGACCGGCCCAGGTTGGGATGCTCTTGCAGATGTAAAACAACTTCAAGTTGAGCAAAAAAGAAAACTCCAGTCAATTGATCGCATGGCTAATCCTCCGGTAGTAGCGCCGACCACTATGATCGGAAAAAATACCTCAACCTTGCCTGGTGGAGTGACTTACTCTGATGAAAGAGATTCCGGAAAAGGCGTTAGGCCATTGTACCAAGTTGATCCGAGGATTTCCGAACTAATGCATGATATAAAAGAAACAGAGTCGAGAATTAATGAAACTTTTTTTGCTGATCTGTTTTTAGCTTTGGTAAAAACCGACAGAAGAGAAATAACAGCAAGAGAAATAGATGAAATTGATTCTGAGAAATTATTAGCGCTAGGGCCAGTAATGGAAAGATTAAATGATGAGTTATTAGATGATTTAGTTACGATGCAATTTGAAAGATTACTAGAAGGAGATATGTTGCCAGAGCCGCCACCAGAACTAGAAGGAGAAACTGTAAAAATTGAATACATCTCAACTCTTCACCAAGCTCAAAGATCCGGAGGCTTGTCTTCGATAGATAAATTAATCAGCTTTGCTGGTGCAGTTTCTCAGGCCAAACCAGAAATTATGGATAAAATTAATGGAGACAAGGCCATAGATAAGTACTCAGAATATTTAGGAACTCCTGCATCTTTGTTAAACTCTAATGAGGATATTGAAAAAATTAGGGCTTCTAGGGCCGAGGCTCAACAAGCTGAAAAACAGGGGCAGGCTAGTTTAGTAGCTTCTCAAATTGGAAAGAACTTAGCAGGGGCAAGTATGGAGAAAGATAACGTTTTAAAGCAAGTAGCTAGTCAATTTGCTCAACAACAAAATCAAGGATAATATCATGACAAATTACAAAGAAATTTTAAGGCAACCTGTTCAAACCAGCAGCCAATGTAAAAAAGAGTTAGCTAAAAATAAAAAAATTGAAGAATCTTATAAAAAAATTCTTGCAACTAAAGAAGGAAGAGTGGTATTGTGGGACTTGTTATGTTTTGCAGAGCTTTATAGCGACGCTTTTACTGGCAACAGCACTACTTTTTATAAACTAGGCTTAAAGCGATCAGGAACCAGAATAATCGAAAGAATTAATTCTTCAGATCCTGACGCATATGCCAAATTACTTTTAGAAATTAAAGATGATTGATACTAAAAATAACACTAACAGTTCAGAATCTGATCCTATTCAAAATGAAAAGGAGGCAACAAACCCAAGTGAAGGAGAGGTAATTAATCAATCCAAAGCTGGGACTGAAACTGGAAAAGAATTAAATTCTTCCGACCAAGACAAAGATAATAACAATTCTGAGTCTAGTGATAAAAAATCTGAGACCAAAGATGCTGAATCTGAGGTTAAGGAAAAAGAAGAAAATAAGGAAAATAAAGAAGAAGTTGATTTTGATTATAGCAAGCTGACTTTCAAAGATCCGGAAAATATTGACCAAGATCTTTTAAAGGAAGCTACTGAAATTTTTGGCGAATCTAAAATATCAGTTGAACAAGCTCAAAAAATTGTTCAGCTTCAAGAAAAAGCTAGTCAAAAGGCAATTTTAGCATATCAAAATACGGTTGAAGGCTGGATCAAAGAATCGAAAAGTGACCCTGAAATTGGAGGAAAAGATTTTGAAAAAAATAAGGCTGCGGCTAACTTAGCTTTCAAAACTTACGGGTCTGAGTCATTAGGAAAGTTTCTTGATGATTACCGATTTGGAGATCACCCCGAAGTAGTTAAAATGTTTGCACGCATAGGAAAAACGCTAAAAGAAGATCCTCATGCTGCATCAGGAATGGGAAAAAAACCATCTTCCGATGGAAAGACTTTGGCTGAAAGGATGTATCCTTCCAATCGAAGTGACGGTCAATTTTAACAATTTAATTTAATTTAATCATGGCTACTTTAGCACAAAATAAACTAACTCTTAGAGACATAGTAAGTCGCCAAAATCCTGACGGAAATGTCGCAGATGTCGCAGAATTGCTAACACAAGAAAACCCTATTCTTGAGGACGCTATTATGCTTGAATCGAATCAAGATTCATCTCATAAAACTACTATTAGAACAGGTATTCCAGAGCCAACTTGGAGAAAATTTAACCAAGGTGTTTCTCAAAGCAAATCAACAACTCAACAAGTCGTTGACTCTATGGGAATGCTTGAAGATTATTCAATAATTGATAAATCTTTAGCTGATTTAGGTGGTAATGATGCTCAACAAAGAATGATTGAAGCCTCGGCTCATATCGAAGGAATGTCGAACACCATGGCTGAAGCCTTGTTTTATGGAAACGGTATAATTGAGAAAGAGGCCTTCACTGGGATAGCTCCAAGGTTAAGTAAGCTTTCAAGTGATGAAACTTTATCAGGCTCTCAGATTATTGATGCTGGTGGAGTAGGCTCAGACAACAGCTCTATCTATATAACCTGCTGGGATCCTACGGTAGCTCACTTGATTTATCCTAAAGGTCAAAAAGGAGGTCTTCAAAAAATAGACGACGGGGTTGTCGATGTTTATGATTCTGATAACAAGTCCTACAAAGCGTATAGAGATCATTTTAAATGGGATATAGGTTTCGTTCTTAGGGACTGGAGACAATTTGTTAGAATTGCGAATATTGACGTTTCTGAACTTTCTGATGCAGGAGAATCTGGATTTGACGGAGCGCAATTAATTAATCTTCTAATAAAAGCGGTACATAAAATTAAAAATAGAATGAAGGGCAAGATTGTCATTTATTGCAATGAAGATATTCATACTGCCATTGATTTGATTGCCGCCAACAAGTCAAATACCCACTTCACTTCCAAGGAAATTGGTGGTGTTGACGTTTTTCATTTCAGAGGTTACCCAATTAGAGTTTGTGATGTAATCTCAAGCGCTGAAGACAGGGTAGTTTAATTTTTTAATAATTTAAATCAATATAATATTATGTTCACAGATGCAGAATTGGAATTATCGGTTTCCCAAGAAGTCACATCTTCAACAAAATCTACAAACGAAGTAGATATGGGTAGCAAGCGCTGGGGAAAGGGTCGGCCAATGGCCGCTGTTTTTACAGTAGAAGAGGATTTTACTGCCTCCGGATCAGCAACTATGACTCTCGAATTATGGGTTGATTCAGTTACCAACCCTAAATTGGCTGGAACTAAAATTTTTGATTCTGGAGTAATAGCAAAAGCAACTTTAGCTCTAGGGTACAGAAAAATTGTTCCGATCGGGCCTGACGTTGATGGAAATTTCATAGAAGCTTATTACACGGTAGCTACCGGACCAATGGATTCAGGAAAAATTTCTTGCACAATAGTTCCGTTAGATTCAGTTCAAACTAATGAGCAAAATCAATAATAATTAAATTCGCCCTTAGTTAAAAAGGGCGAATTATTTTAACAAAAACTTAAAAAAATAGAAATGAGCATGAAAAAATATGTTGTAACTAAAGACATTTATCACAAAGGAAAATTAATGAAAAAAGGTGAAGTCGTAGGTTCAGAAACTAATCACAAATATTTTAGGCCATATTCCAGAGACGAGTTTAGTCAGGAAAAAGAACCTAAAATAACATTACTTGCAGATGAAGTTGATTCAAACTCAAAATATGATTCTAATGGAGTAGTTTTACCATCTAAGGAATCTGCTAAAGCGGCCTTAGAAATAAAAAAACAGCGCAACTTAAGTTTAAAAAATAGTGAAGGTTCAAACAGGATTATAGAAGAGGCTAAAGCTCAAGCAAAAGAAATTATTAATGAAGCTAAGAGAGAAATCGAAAAAATTATAGAGGAAACTAGGGTTGAAAGAAAGATACTTCTGGAAGAGATAAGAAAAGAAAACTCTCCAAAGAAGGTAAAGACTCAGCAAAAAACTAACAAAGTAACCGTCGCTGAGCCTGAACCTGAAGAAGACTTGAAGTTTCCAGTGGAAGAAGCAGAAAGCGACGACGCTTTTTAAATTTTATTTTTAAAAACTCATGCTTTCCGAAGTTGATATTTGCAATTTAGCTTTATCAGAGTCTTTCTGTTCTGAAATACAGTCTTTGACTGCTCAGAGCAGAGAAGCTGAAACTTGCAACAGGTTCTATTACCAGTGCAGAGATATAATGCTAAGTGGATATGACTGGAAATTTAACCAAGTTAGGAGAAGCTTAGCTCTATCATCTCAAGAGGTTCCCAATGACTGGGCTTACGCTTATGAAGTTCCAAGTGATTGCTTAAAGGATGTTGGAATTTTTCAATCTAACCGAAAACCTGTTTTTGAAATACCTTACGTAATTGAGTCCAAAAATTCAGTAGATGAAAAAGTTTTATATACTGATGAGGTGGAAGCTATCCTAATTTACAGAAAGAAAATCACCGTAACAAACATGTTTAGCCCCATGTTTATAGAGGCTTTATCACATTTGCTCGGATCGAAAATAGCAATGGCCTTAAAACAAGATATAAATTTAGCGAATATCAGGATGACAAATTTTTGGCAGACTATATCTAGGGCTACAAGCCTAGAATCCTCTTTGCAGGGCAAGTCAAAAGAGACTGATACTGAGTTAGTAATTTCGAGATCGTAATGCCTATAGCTTATAAAGGACAAGGTTTTTTTAATGGCGGAGAGATCACTCCTGAGTTGGGCGAGCGGCCAGACCTTCAAAGGTACAATTCTTCCACTAAGACTATGCTAAATTTCTTTTGCAAAGTCTTTGGCGGAGCTTCAAATAGACCTGGGACTGAATTTGTTGGGCCAACTTTAGATGATACAAAAAATTACAGGTGTATTCCTTTTAAATTTAGCACAGACCAAACTTATAATTTGGTTTTTGGCCATCATATTATTCTCGTAGCTAGGAATGGCGGTCTTGTGCTTGATTCCAATAAACCAATTCTCAGTGTAACAAAATCTAATCCTTGCGTTATAGAAATAAGTTCCCATGGTAAATCAAATGGCGATATCTGGTATTGCTCAGACGGATCCCAAATGAGTGAACTTTCTGGAAGATTTTACAAGATAGCGAATGTTACGATTGATACATTTGAAATTCAAGATTTAGAAAATCAGAATATAGATAGTTCTGGATTCAGTGACTATGTGTCAGGTGGAATAGGAGCTTTTCTTTACGTTATAAACACCATTTATGACCATGAAGATCTTTATAAGATTGACTATACTCAAAGTGCTGACACCATGACAATTTCTTGCGCTGGCTACGAAGAGCAGGAGTTGACAAGAACAGATCACAACGCCTGGACAATTGGAGATTTAACTTTTGCGCCAGAGCTTTCACCCCCTTCCGGATCATCCGGAATCCCATCTTCATCGGGGTTAGAAGAATATTTGTATCAAATTACAGCCTTAAATGAAGATACTCTGGAAGAAAGTCTACCTGAGTCGATTACAGTAGGTTCCTCAGTTGACCTTTCTGAGACTGATGCCGAAATAAAATTGACGGTAGCCTCCGTCTCTGGGGCGTCGAAATATAATGTTTACAGGCAATCCAATGGAGTTTATGGATTTATAGGCTCTACTAATATTTCAGGGGCTTCGGTTTTTACGGACAACAATATAGGCCCAGACTTAGCGGACACGCCTCCTGGAGCGAGAGATCCACTTTCTGAATTGGAAAATAGATCTTCTGCCGTAGTTTACCACAGACAAAGAAGAATATTTGGAGGATCCAACGCGAACCCTAACACTCATTATGGAACGCAGATAGGAAATTATTATAATATGAATATTTCCTCTCCAATAAAAGATTCGGATGCTTATACATTAGCTCTAGCCTCAAATACCGTCAACAGAATAAGGTATTTTATCTCTATGAGAGACCTAGTTATATTAACTAATGATAGTGCTTGGGCAGTTAGGCCAGGAGGAGACGCAGCCGTGATTACAGCCGCCGCGGAACAAGTTCAGCAATCTGAACTGGGATCTGCCCAAGTTAAGCCAATTATAGCAATAGATACTATTCTTTTTATAGAGGAGGGCGGAGGAAAAGTATACGACATGGGCTATGAATTTGGTGCAGATCAATATAGAGGAACTGAACTGTCTCTTCTTGCTTCCCACCTATTTTTAGGATTCTCTATTACGGACTGGTGCTTCGCAAAAAAACCTTTTTCAATCGCTTGGTGCGTAAGAAATGATGGAAAAATGCTAGGACTAACATATTTAAAAGAAGAGAAAATAGTTGGCTGGCATCAACACGAGACAAAAGGAAGTTTTAAAAGTATAGCCAGCGTACAAGAAGGACAAGAAGATGCTGTATATATGGTAGTTGAGAGATTAATAAATGGAGTAAAAAGAAAATATATAGAAAGAATGCATACAAGGTTTTTTACTCCCTTGATAGAAGATGCTTTCTTTGTCGACTCAGGACTAACACTCGATAATTGGAATAAATCTGAATCTAGTCTAATGACGCTGTCAGGAGGAATTAATTGGACCACCGATGAAAGTTTAACATTAACAGAAAATGGCTCGACCTCTCCATTCCTGCCTTCTGATGTCGGAAGAACTTTCGCAATAAGAACTAAAAATTCAAATGGCTCAATAAATAAAAGAGTTAGACTTTTTGTAGAATCCTACGTTTCCAGCGAAGTAGTTACAGTCACCCCCGTAACTATAGTTCCTTTTGAATTGAGATCAGTTTCAACTACTCACTGGGCTAGGATGGTTACCAACCTTTCTGGATTACATCATCTGAACGGAGAAGAAATATCCATTCTGGCTGATGGAAATGTTTTACCTAAAAAGACAGTTGTAAATGGTTCGGTAGATCTGTTTAGGCCTTACGCAAAAGTTCACGCAGGACTACCCTACTCATCCACTATAGAGCTTCTTGATATAGATATTCAAGAATTGGGAGTTTCCAGCTATAGTAAACCAAAATCTGTTTCCGAAATTGATATTTCCTATGTCGACTCAAGAGGGGGTTCAGTTTCTGCGGATTTAGAAAATTCAAAGTTTTATGACATAGTTCAAAGAAAAGTTTCTGACTCCGATTATCCGGTTCCCCTCCAAACAGGCAGAACTAGAGTACTTATATCTCCAAGAACTGAAACTACTGGACATATTTCTTTTAAGCAGGAAGATCCGTTGCCTGTAACAATAACATCATTTAGGCCAAAAGTTAATTTTCCAAAAAATGACACATAAAGTAAAAATAGAATTTAGAGAAGCTAATAGAAAAGATTTTAGACTGATAAAAAAAATTATCAGAAAAGAGGACATGGAAGAGTTAAAAGCATCTTCCGGAAAAAGATTTGAGGACGTGATAGACGAAACTAGAGATGTCACGGATTTTGCAATCGCTGGTTACGCAGATGGCAAATTAATTGCTTTATTTGGAATTAGAACTATAACTTCGGTGACAAAAACGGGAGCTATATGGATGTTTGGTAGTAAGTTTTTACCAAAATATAGCCTAACTTTTCTAAGAAATTGTAAAAAATGCGTTAAAGTAATGACAGAAGATTACCCTTTGGTTTTTAATTTTGTTGACTCAAGAAATAAAATGATTATTAATTGGTTAAAATGGATTGGGTTTATCTTTGAGGAGTCCAGGCCCCATGGCCCACAAAAAATTCCATTTTGTAAATTTTATATGAAAAAATAAAAATGTGCGAACCAGTAACAATCACAATAGCGGTGGCAGGAGCTTTGGCTTCAGCTTATGGAACTTACCAGCAATCCAAAGCCGCAAAAGGGCAGGCTAAATTTCAGGCAGGCGTTGCAAGAAATAATGTTATCCTTTCAGAGAGAGCAGCCGAAGATGCAATTAAAAGAGGCGAGGTCGCCGAATCTCAAAAGCGGAAAGAGATAGAAATTTTAAAAGGCAAACAGTTAGCTGGGTTTGCTGGATCCGGATCCTCCTTGAGTAGTGGATCAGTTTTTGATGTGATAGGGGAGACTGCCGAGTTAGGAGAGTTGGACGCTTTAACAATTAGAAGTAATTTTGCTAGAGAATCTTACGAAAAAAGGATTCAAGGATCTAATTTTCAAGCAGAAAGCTTATTGCAAACCTATAAACAGCAAAGTATCAACCCAGCGACAAATGCTGGATTAAGCTTAGTAAGCCAATCTGGCCAGTTCGCTCAAAGCGCACTATCGTCTAAAGCTGCAGCAAAAAGCCAGCAAAGTAATTAAACAAAATAATTTTATTTCATGTCAATAAAAATACCAAAGGCCACCGATGCCGGATTAGGTAGAGAGAGACAAAGAGATGTAAACGCTCTTCAAAGGATAGATGCTTCCCCTATATCGCTGGGTCCAAATTCCACAAATGCGGCAATCCAAAGCACAGGAAGATCCATATCTCATAGCTTTGGAAACAATGCGATAAGAAGATACCAGCAACAAATGAAGGTTTCTGATGAAAACGCCTCTATGGAGTCTTACAGCGAATATTCAAAAGAACTTAACAAGTCATCAAATTTAGGTGAGAATGCTTGGTTCTCAAGAAAAGGCAAAAATGCTTTCGGCTCCTATGAGGAAGCTCAAAATACCATGGATGAATTAGCTGAAAAGTATTCTAAAAATTTAACTAACGACAGACAGAGAGAGTCTTTCTTAAGAAGATCTCAGTCGCACAGAAACTCTCTCAACGAGTCTTTATCTAGGCATGAAGCTAAGCAAAGATCTGCTTACAATATAGCTAATGAAAAATCTTTTGTTCAAACTAATATCGAGAATGCTTCGCTAAATTATTCTGATCCTAATCAAGTGAGAAATGCAGAAAATAACATCTTAGAAATAACTAATCAAAATAGAGAGGGCTTGCCGCCGGATGCTTTGGAATTAAGATTAAAGTCAAGAATATCGCTCGTTCGAACCGAGGTTATTTCTAAACTTTCTTCTTCAACGCCTTATAAAGCAGTAGAGTATTTTGAAGAAAACAAAGATTCTTTAACTCCCGAAGATCAAGCCAGGGCCAAAAGCTTTATTTCAAAAGGAGCTGAAGAAAATTTTTATTCCTTACTTGAAGAAAGTCCATTGAAAGCGAGAGAAGCTTTGGATAGCGGTTTTTATTCTGGCGTCATAGATAGTAAAAAAAAGATTCAATTTGAGTCCGCAATTACTAGTCAAGTAAATAATTTGGCAAAAAAAGCTCAAACTGAACAATTTTTATCTACCCTGAAAAAGGAAGGTGAATTATTTGATGGTATAGTAAGTTCAAACAGAGAAGACGCTTTTAAAAAATTATATGAATACGATAAACAACCTGATTCGGATCCTTCTTTTGTGGAAAGGACTCGGGAAATTTTACTAAAAAGCAAAGGCCCTTCTCTGGAAGAGAAAGAGACCACTATGGCTGAAATGGAAACTAAATTTCAGTCATTTGAGATTAGGGGAGTAGGTGGAGATTACGAAATAAACGACAGGGTAGCAACCCTTCCTGCGCTTGTTGAATTTAGTAGAAGTATAGAACTTTCCAGATTAAGGGGCACCTTAACTAATGCTCAGGCTAACTCTTACAGAAAAAGAATTACCCCTGCTTTTATAGCCGCAACACAAAAAGAACAAGGATACGATGACAGCGGCCTTTTTGATGGCGCTGAAGATTATGACGCAGGAACTCAGGCAATACAAGACTACGTTGAAAAAAATAATATAGGTAACAATTCTCCTGAGAAAGTCAGATTGATGTCAAAATTTATAGAATTATTTGAAGAAATTCCTGACGAGATAAGAAAAGACAAGGTGGCTCTAGATGAAAAGATAGATGAACTTGTAACAAAAGTTATAAACCAGAAAGCTAAAAATGATAAACCTATATTTAGATCATTAGGTGTTCCTAATTCTGTTTTAGGGGAAGATGGGCAAATAAAAAGTATAAAAAGTGGAGATTCAGGTGTAAAAGCATCGGAAAAAGTAAAGAGTAAGAAAAATAACATAATATCAATTGGAAATGGAAACTTCATTAGAACAAATGGACAGGAAGCTGATATCGTTGATGCCAACGGAAAGATAATACAAGGTGGATTTTTCATAGATCAAAACGGAAATTTAACTGAAAAAAAATAAAAAATTATGACAAGAGAGTCTTTTTTGGGAATAAATATCAATGACTTAAAAGAAGCCGAAACAAAAGATAGAGAGAGAAATTCTTTCGTCGGCATCAACATCAATGAATTTCCTGAAGCTGAAACGAGAACACTTTATGATGAGGAATTAGGAAAAATGATAGAAGTCCCATCTGGAATAGACGAAATTGAAACTCAATTTAGAATAAATACAGATGTAAAAAATATCTCAGCGCAAAAGCACATCGCGGCAATACCTATAGACGACTCTGAAGATGAGCCTTTTTACTTAGACGTCTATAATTTTGGAAGAAAGTTAGCGAACGGGGAACTGCTTTCAGCGGCTGGAAAGGGAGTAAAATACTCCATAAAATCACTTCCTCAGCTATATGGATCTTATTTAAAGCAGAATGCAGCTGACCCGAATAAAAGAGCCAGGTCTGTTCTTGGTGGAAAAGGTTTCTCCTCTCTTGAATTAGATTTAGATTTCCCTGTTCAAGAAAACAAAGAATTGGATGGTTATGCAAATAAAATTATTAGTAAAAACAGAGAAAGGTTAGTTAATGCTGGTTTGGTTCCTCCAGAAGATGACCCCTTGGGACAATTTTTTTTTGACGCCGGAGCAGGTGTAACGAACTTGGTGGCAGCCCTTGGGCTAACTTCCATAGTAAAAAGCCCCCTACCGGCTGCCGCTATGTTTTCAGAGATACAGAAAAATAACATTTATCTTGAGGGCAGGGAGGCTGGGTTAACTCACAGTGAGTCAATGGCTACAGCTGTACCAGCCGGCTTAGTACAGGGAGGTTTAGAGTTAATTGGACTAGATAGATTTTTTAAGATAGCTTCCGGAGATAAGTTTATAAAAAAAATTATAAAAAGATCTCCGATTCTGGGAGCTCAAGAGTCGCTTCAAAAGTTGTCTGAAGATGTTATCACTGACATAGGAAATGTAAGGGAAACTTCAGCTGAAGAAAAATTGGATAACATGCTTTACTCAGCACTACTGGGGATAACACTAGGGGCACCAGCCTCAGTTATTGTAACTTCTTTAGAATCAAAGGCGGAAAAAAATAAAATATCTAAGCGAAAAATCAGAGAAGGAGTAGCCAAGATAGAAGAGTCTAGGCTAGGAGACAGAATGAGAAAGCTGATAGAAAAGGAAGCCAATGATTCTCTCTTGGATCCTCAAACAGAGGCGCAAATTGTCGCAGACCTCAAAGAGGCTACGAAGGAAATTAAAGAGGACCCTCAGACCCAAGCAGAAACTTTAGAAAAAGTGCAAAAGATTAGAAATGATTCAGCTAATTTAAAAGAAGAATCAAAAATTCAAGAAAAATTTGATAAGACCATTATAGAAGGTAGGTTAAAAAAACTAGATGAACAGGTTTCTTCTTTTGATAAAGAGCTAGATTCAGCTTTTAAAATTTATGAAAGTAGGCAAAAAGATAAAAAGTCAACAATAAAAATTGAGCAAAAAATAAAAAGTTTAACAAGAAAAAGAGATCTTTTTGACGAAGAAAGAGCTGAGATATTAACAAATTCACCCACCAGGTCAGAACAAAGCATTATTAGAGATGGACAAAAAAATTCAGTCTCAACAAAAAATCCTTCTTTAAAATCATCTGAGCAATCAGACATCTCCTTGCGTGGATCAAAAGTTCAAAATTTAGGCCAAGATGCCATAAGGAGCATAAACAACTCCTTTAGAAAAGGAAGAAACTTAGCTAAAAAAGATGTTACTGAAGCTCAAGACTTTATAACAAATCTAATTGACGAATCGGCGCTGCTTCCTAATGATAAAGCTAAGTTTATTAGGTCTATAAAAAATATAAAAGATGCAGAAACTCTTTCAATTAAACTTCCCGAAATACAAAGCAGAATATCTACACTTGTTGAGTCTGCGACAAAAAGAAATATAAAATCTAGTATAAAAAAATCCCTGTCTAAAACCAAGGTAAAAAATCAAAGTGGTAAGCCAGTTGGGAAATTTGGACCTGAAGGCCAAGTTCTTTTGGACAAGTTGAGAGCTATATCAAAACTAAGCGCTGAAAATGCAAAATTGGCACTACAAAGTAAAAGAGAAGGTTTTGCTGACCTAGCTAAATCTGGAAGATTACCCTCTTACGAAAGCTCGCTAGAGTCGTCGTTACTTTCTTTAATTGCGGAAAGTTCTGACACAAGTCTCTCAGAAATGACCTCGTTAAAAAAAGACATAGATCAAATTATGTTGAAAGGAAGAACTGATAGAGAAGCCAAAATTTTGGCAAAAAAAGCAAAAACAGATAAAATAAAGTCAGGAATAAATTCTCTGATTTCAGAAGGAAAAAACCTAGATTTGGAAGAAAGCTCCACGTTCAAGGATTTTTTTAAATCAGCTAAAGGTTTTCAAGCTTGGGTAAATTACGCCTGGGGGGATATAATTGACTCTTTGTTACCTCCTAGTAAGACCAACTCAGAGTTGAAGGAGGTAATTGTTAAGGAGATGAATATTAGTCAAGAAATTCAGAGGGAAAAGGGGATAGTAAGAAAAAAAAGAGAGGCCTTTATAGACTTGGCGAAGGAATCATTTGGAATCTCCAAAGAGGGTCAGCTTAATAATAAATTTTTACAAGATAGTAAGCAAAAAACTCTTGGTGTATTTTTGAATGCAAATAACAAACAAGTTAGGCTTCGGTATTCTAAAGCTCAGGCAAGGAAATTTTGGATGGAATTACAAGATCCTACTTTGAAAAAAACCATAACTTCTAAAAATGGAATGGCTTTTACCCCTGAAATGATTTCAGCAATTACCTCGGCATCCATGCTGGAAAGCGGCGATATAGCTTTTGCTAGAGGTCAGCTAAGATTATACAAGGAGTTTTATCCGGAGATAAACAAAGTTTACTCCAATGTTTACCACGTGGATCTAATTAATATAAAAAATTACAGCCCAATTTCTAGGGTAGTTGATAAAGAGTTAGATTCAAACGCTGGAGAGTTTATGCAGGAAATCTTTACTAGACTTTCCGTGGCGCCAGGAAGTCTAAAGAGTCGAGTGAACAGCTTAGGGGAATTAAGAAAGAGTAGCGACACTGAAGTCTACCAAAAACACATAACTGAAATGGCTCACTTTATCGCCATGCAAGAAAAAATACAACAAGTCCAATCGGTCTTTGCAGATAAGGATGTTAGAAAAAATATAGAAATAAAAGCTGGGGCGTCTATTTTGGAATTAATTGACGACACAGTTGATTCGTTTGTCAGAAACGGATCGCAAAAATCTAATAGACTGGGAACCTTTCTTAATTATCTAAATAGATCTTTCGCATTATCTGTTCTCGGAGGAAAAACTGCGCTTGCAGCAAAACAAATGACTTCTACGCTTGCTTATTGGGATGGAATGTCAGCTAAAGAATTTGCCTCAGGAGTTGCTGATTTTGCAAAAAACCCTAAGAAGGCAATTGAAATTTTAAATAAATCAGAGTTGGTCAAAGCTAGAGGAGTTCCTGAATTTGATCTAACTAAGGTTGGAAAAACCAATCAATTTAAAGGCCTGGCAATCAAAAATAAATTTGTAAACACCATGCTCCTTCCTGTCAAATTCGGAGATAAGGGTGCAATTCTAATTGGAGGCTGGGCTTATTATAAAAATCAAATAAATAAAGGGAAGACTCATGATCAGGCTTTAAAGGCTTTTGAGGATTTCACATCAAAAACTCAACAGTCCACTGATCTTGATCAGATCACAGCTTTGCAAAGAATGGGTCCATTTGGAAAAGCTATGACAATGTTCATGTCCGCTCCAAACGCTTATTATCGGGCAGAAGTGCGAGCGATAAGGCAGTTCAAAAGAGGGGAAATCTCTGGTAAGGAGTTTGGAAAAAAATTATTTATTTACCATGTTTTGCTGCCGGCCACTTTTCAATTTGTTGCAAATGGCTTTACTTTTGATGAAGATGATCAGCTGGTTGCTGTACTGACCGGGCCATTAAATGGATTTTTTATACTGGGGGATCTCGCAAATAACTTCATTAGAGAAATTTTTACGGGAGATTCCTACAGTCAAAGCGCTCTTAACGCCTTCAAGTTTGCGAGGGAAATAAAATCTGGTATGGCGGAAATTGTAAAATCTGGCGCTGATACCGACGAGGTTTTAGAGGGGTTATTAGATATAGTCACTGGAGTTGGAAGGGTTTCCTCCTTGCCAGTAGACCAGGCTAAAAACATAGCTGAAGGAATCGATAACGTAAATTCAGGAAAAGTCGTAAGGGGGACCATGAGATTTGCTGGATGGCCAAAAAAATCAGTTGCAGAAATTGATATATAGGTTTAATTACAATGATATAAAAATAATTTTAAATAAGATATGTCTTTTCAAACTCTTTCTAGTAAAACAATACAAAATGGAGATGGATCTAACAAAAATTTTGACTTTTCCTTTAGAATACCCTCAGTAGATTCTTTATCCTTAACTAAAAGAAATTCTGATGGATCTGAAACAGCGATAGATTCTAATTTTTCAGTTAGTGGTTATGGCTCTTACTCCGGGGGGACGGTCATATATCCTTCGAGTGGAGAAGCTTTAGCGCCAGGGGAGCAGATCACAATAAAGAGAGTAAACCCACTTACTCAGAATAAAGATTTTAAGAATCAAGGAGAATACTCCCTGGAGGATATCGAAGATGGTTTAGATTACATTGTGGAAATTACTCAACAATTAGAAGAGCAGTTGAGTAGGTGCTTGAAAATTGACATAACGAGTTCCTCTTCGAACCTATCTATCTCTGATTTTGTGGCGAATAAAATTCTTTATGTTAGCTCTGACGGATCAAATATTTCTATGTCAAATTCCGATATAGGAAATATAGAGCAATATTTGTCTTCGATACAATCGATTTCCAGTGAAATAGCAACAGTTTCAAATATAGAAGCAGATATTGTAACAGTTTCTGCCTTATCTTCTAGCGTCCTGAATGTAGAAAACATTGCTTCAGAAATTACCACTTTGTCAAATTTAGATTCAGAAATAGCGTCTTTAGGCTTACTGGGATCGGAAATATCTAGCTTAGCTGGGATATTATCAGAAATATCTTCTGTCAGCGCTAACTTGACTGACATACAAAACGCCGCTAGTTTTAATTTTCCTACTCTTGTCGCAGCAGATTCTGGAAAGTCATTGAAGGTTAATTCATCTGGCAACGGTTATGAACTTGCTGAACTTGCTGGAAATTTGCCTTTTAAACCAATACATGTGTCGATTAGTGGAGGAGACTCAAATAATGACATAGTTACTTCCCCTGGAAACTTTAATTTTGACGATTATTCTGGCTCGGCTGAAATTTCAACGGAATTGATTAAAAAGACAGATGAGCTTTGGTCTGCTGGAACTAATGCTGGCTCCCTAGACACCGGCGTTTCTGAGGACGATGAATGGTATCATGTATACGCTATTAATAACCCAACTACAGGACTTTCTGATATTCTAACATCAAAAACTTACTATCCCAGAGGTGTTAGCAACCCTAACGCCCCATCTGGTTTTACCAAAAAGAAATACAGATTTTCTTTTAGAACCGATGGGGACGGAGATATAATAAAGTTCAAGCAGGATGGTAGAAAAGTTTCTATAGAAGTCGAAACAGAGATTTCCTTTTTAGTTTCTAATTCGGTACCAACTGCGTTCACAGTCGTCAATCTTGAAGGATCTCCTGATGGAATTGAATGTGAAGTGCAAATTAGAGGCACCCTTAACTCAAGTAGCGATACTAGAATAAGTCTATTGCCAGGCAACAATGCTCAATCTGAATTTGAAAGAACACTTGTTATGGTCGAAGGCGGCGGTCAGTCTTATGGAGTAGAAAACATTTATACAGATACCTCCGCCAGAATATTATATAAGTCGTCTGATTCAAATGTTTTGTTTTTATTTTTGACTTCAGAGGCTTGGTACATTCCTGAAGAGCTTTATTTTTAAACGAAAAAAAAGAAAATGAAAACCTTTTATATAAAAAATATTTTAACTGGAGAGATTTTTCCCGTTGAAAGAAAAAAAGAATCTAGGATCCCAAAAAAGATTAGATTAAATGAAAATTTTTCCAGAGCTTCAGATGAGGAAGTAAAAAATTACCTAGTGGAAAGATTGAAGTCTAAAATAAAGAAACAAGCTAGTCAGTTAATTTTGAACTCATATCCAGAGTGGAAGCAAAGAAATCATATGGCCGTTGTTTTGGAAATACAGAATAAAGAATTAATGGCTTTAAAGCTAGGCACACCTTACTTAGTTACGGAAGATGAAATTGCATCTTTAAACTCAGCTCTCGAAGCAAAAAACAAAGTTTTTCTTATAAGAGAAAAATCTGATTTAATTGAGCTATCTTTAAATACAAAAACTTTGAGCGAACTAGAATCTTTTGACCCCACTAACAATTTAAATTGGTTGTAAATATGAAAAATTTTAAAGACGAGTTATTAGTAGAATCGATCGGAAAAAAATGGGTATTAAAAAGAAGTTTTAGCTTTTATTACCTAGACCCAAAAAAAAAGCTACTTACCAAAAATGTAATTATCCCAGAAGGGTTTATTACCGATTTTGCTTCTACGCCAAGATTGCTATATTCTATATTTCCGCCAATAGGAATTTACAATAAAGCTACCATAATTCATGATTTTCTCTACTCCTCTTTGTCAACAAATTTGACTAGAAAAGAATCAGACAAATTTTTTCTTCAGTCAATGGAGGTTCTAAAAGTAAAAAAATGGAAAAGAAACTTAATGTATTTAAGTGTAAGAATTTTTGGCAAGAAAAAATTTAAAACAAGATGACTGACAAGGTATTAATTTTTCTTTTATTTTTTAATTTTTGCTTAGGTATTTTTATAAACAACTTACCTTATCACTGCCAATTTTTTGTATGGAATTTTTTTATTCTTGCTGAAATCTTTCTGCTGTCACTTTGTTTGGGCAAGTTAGTAAGCTACAAAAATCAAAAAACTAAAGCCCTTGCGACTTGTTTGCTTATTTTTTCTGGCTTTTGGCTTGTAAGTTTTGTTGGAGAGTGGATTTTTTCCCATACCTCGTACTACAATCAGACGGTAATATTTTTTTCAATTATACTATTTTGCCTTATTTTTCCCGCTGTTGCTATAATATCCTCTAGGTGCGCAATGCCTAAAAATTCCAAGTTCGACAAAAAGGATTCTTATTTAGTTTACAAGAAGCCTAGAAATTGGTCGGGGTTAATTGGTTTAGCTCTGCAACCTCCTTACGGACATTGTTCGCTAGTTACTAAAAATAAAATTTTTAAATTCAAGAAAGGTGAAGTTATTGAAGAAGAATATTTTTTTTCTACGGAGGATTTGCATATAAAAATATTGCCGGTAAAATTGAAAGAAGCTAGGAAGCTTTTAGGAACTCAATGGTCTTTAAATAATAATTGTTTTCGTGTTTTTAGAAAATTTAGAAATTAAAAATTTACTTGATTCAGCAACCTACATAGATCTTGTTTTAATATTTAAAATATTTTTAAGTTTCTTTGCTGTTATAATAGGTAGAAAATTAGGCAAAATAGCTAAGCAGATAGACAATATAAGTAATTCTTTAGCGGCGATAGAAATGAACATGAAAAAGAAAAAGAATAAATAGAATGAATAATGATGATGAAGAAAAAAATTTAACTAGCCAAGCCCCTTTAAAAGCTCATGAAATAAAAGATTTTTTAACTGGCTTAACTGAGTCTGAGATAATAGCCAGCTGGACAGCTGTTTGGGAATGCTCCTTAGAAGGAAAAGCTATAGTAAAAAAAGATTTTACTTTTCATAGAGTGAATCCTAGATTTTGTGAGATTTTGGGAGTAAGTCCGGCAAAAATCATGGAGGGAACTTTTGGGGACATAACGCCAAAAAAAGTAAGAGAAGAAGATATACAAAATGCCAGGCTTGTAAGTGAAGGCAGGCAACAAAGTTATAAAATATTAAAACATTACGAATTTGAAAATTCAAGATCAGTTGAAGTAGAATTGTTGGTGGTAGGTATATTTGGAAAAAGTACCAATAAATTTTTATTTTATGTTTCTAGTATAGTTCCAAGTACACCTCCCCCAAAGAAGCAAGCGACTTTATTTGAGCTGATCGATAAAAATAAAAAGAAAATAACTATTGCCTCAGCTTTTTTAGCTTCTATTGTAGCTTTGTGGGATACAATAAAAGCTCCGTTTACTTGGTTAATAAAAGCAATAGCAAATGAATTATGATCAAAGGTTTATCTAATTTTTTTAAAGGACCTGGGCAAGAAAACTCTTCAAAGAGACTTGTTGGAATTTTGGCAGGGATTATTTTAATTTACTTAGCCTTTAGAGGAGGAGAGACCTTTTTGTCTCTAGGAAAATCCGATGAATTTTTAAAGCTATTTGAAATCTTTTGCTACTTTGTTGCTGCAATTTTAGGTTTAGGGCTAGCAGATCACTGCATAAAAAAATAAATTTTAATAAAAAAATAAATTAAATTATCATGAGTAAATATAAAGGAATAGAACTTATTGATTCGTCAGATTCAAGCCTAGCTCCTGGCGATTCTGGAAATCTATCTTTCAGGCCTTCTTGGGGAAACAATATTCTTCATCCGGGAAATAAACCTCTTTTGGCCATATATGGCACTTTTTCAGATTGCCAAATAATTTTGAAATTCAAAGCTCCTGATAATTTGTGGTACGATGTTAATGGGATAAAGATAGAGGATTGTGGGCTATATGAACTTCCTGTCAACTCAAATGTAGAAATGTCTATAGATTACACAGCTGGTGGGTCTAGCTCTATAAGCGCTTTTGTTTTTCACGGTGAAAAGCCTCAAGAGTAAGTAATTTTATTCACTCTCCTCCAAAAGCAACTCTTCCTTAAAATAGCTTTCAACACCTTCGTAAAGATTCACATTTGACATTACTTGTTCGTAGGTTTTGTTGTGAGAGCCCTCTGCCGGAGGCTTAACTATTAGCCATTTTTGTATAACTGGCGAGTAAAAGCCACTATCCCACATTATAGTTTTTTCTTTAGGAAAGCTATAATTTGAATTTATTAAAGCTAAATCTTGAGTCATTAATTCTTGACTAAGATAAACAAGATAATCTATTTTTTTCATGTTGTGATTGCTATGCCCCATTTATTTGATAAATATTGAAAATTGTCGCTAAATTCTTGGTCGCTTAACTTTCTATCATAGCAGACAAACTCACCCATGTCACAATTGAAAGCATTTTGACCACTAGTGTTTCTTGCGCATAAAATAAGACCTTCATTACTTCCCATAACTTCTTTATCTCTCGCTTGCAAGTTTGACAGATTACTTAATCCATTCAGGTATATTCCTATTTCAGTTGGGCTATTATCTTTGAAAGCCAAAATGTAATTTCCGGCTGGTAAGTTTGCGTTATAGGGAGCGAAATTTAAGTTTGTAGCAGTTCTGTGAAAGCCTGAAACGTAAGTCACAACTTCATTTGTAACGAAGCTACTTGTTGCGCCCAATGCTACGTAATTTGATGAAGTGGATCTTCCGGCAAAAGGCATTTGAAAAGAGGATGCTGCATTAAAATTTTGGAAAGTCTTAAAAACCATAAAGATTGTTTGAGCGTAAAATCCTGATGGAGTTTGTAAAAATTGCGATTGGTCAAAATTAATAGCATTATTTCCGTTTATATTTCCAGAATAAGAGGGCTGTGACGAACCTAAAGTTTGATTTGCAGTTATTCCATTTCCTGATTTGTCATAAAGCTCTTCCACTGAATTTCCGACCACTTTTAAATTACTTGAGTCTTGTGCGTCGTACCAAATCTTACTTCCTGCAACAATACTTGATTCTATAACTTCTTCAGTTTTATTTAATACCAAAGAGTGAGTTGACCTTAAAGGTCTTTGAAGAACTTTTTTAAGCATGAAAAATTTTAATTTTAATTTGTTATCTTTTGGATTGAATTTTAGTAAAAGTTTTTTAATAATCAAAGGTAAATTAATAAAACTTTAATTTTTCACTACTTAATGAAAAAATATATAGCTTTGATAACCCTAGCAACCTTGGCGGCCTTTTGGTTTTTTAACAAAGGGGCGGAGATTAACGAAGTGAAAAATATAGCAAAAGAGCAAAAGCAACAAATAGAATATAAAAATGAGATTATTAAAGTTAAAAATTTTCAACAAGACCTGGTTAGAAAAACTCCTTGTAACAATTCCGCTGATGATCGCCGTGAGTTCTTGCAGTTTATTTTCGAAGAGAGAAAAAATACTGATAGGTGATTTTTCTGAAAAGTACTATGAATTTCCTAACAATAAGCAGGTAATAGATTACGTTGTGATTGGACCACCGGAGTTGTTCGAATACATTAAAGTCAACGAATCAACAAACGCCTGCGAAAAAAAAGACACAAAAGAATTAACTGATCAATGCTATATAAAAATAACGAATAGAGAAAATGTTAAAAAATGAAATAATAGGAAGGATTATAGACTTAGAGGGTGGCTATGTAAATGATCCGCGGGATTCGGGTGGAGAAACCAATTTTGGAATTACGAAAAAAGTTGCTATAACTAATGGGTATAAAGGCGATATGAAAAAAATGCCTTACTCCGTGGCTTTTAAAATCTATTCTAAAAAATATTGGGATCCCATGAGCTTAGATAAGATTCAGTTGTGGTCTCCTTCTATAGCAGAGGAGCTTGCTGATACCGCGGTGAATATGGGGGTTACTCGCGCTTCAAAATTTCTCCAAAGATCTTTAAATGCTCTTAATAATATCCAAAAAAATTACCCTGATTTAAAGTTGGATGGCATTTTGGGAGGTAACACAGTTAAATCTTTAAAAAAATTCTTGTTTACAAGGGGATCCGAAGGTGAAAAGGTTATCCTAAAAATGCTTAACTGCTTGCAGGGAGAATTTTATGTTTCCTTGGCTGAGCGTAGAGAAAAAGACGAAAGATTTATTTTTGGCTGGTTTAAAAATAGAATATCTGATCTAAAATAACTCCAGTTGAAGACTTTGAGATATAGGCTTTTCAACTGAGTCAGGAAATTTTTTATCAAAAACTTTTTCACAACTCTTGCCACAAAACCAATACCCCAAAGATTTGTTTCCTCCCCTCAATTTAGATCCTTTTCCAAATGGAGCTTTAGATTTGCCACAAATGCAACAAGGGTGTATAACTACTATTGCTTCAGAAGATTTTAGATAATAAGCCTTTGCTGGATATTTAACTGGAAGTTTGACCACTTTCAATCTCTTCAATTAGTTTATCTAAGTACCATTTTGCCTTTTTTAAATCCTCTATTTTTCCTTTGTGATCAGCTCTGGTTATATATTTTATGATGTTTCCTTTGCAAAATCCAGCAATCTGAGTTGGAGATAATTTTGCTTTAATGATATCAAAAGTTTCTATGCCCCCTACCTTGTAATGATCAGGGTTCACATTATCACATAGGGAATTTTTTGGAGTAAGAACTATTGATTGAATGTTTCCGAGTCTCCAATTTTCAATACCATGGCTTTCAAAAAAATTAGTTAAAAATTCTCCGTATTTGCAACATAAAATAAAATCTTTATCATTCAGAATTTTTGGGCTGAATCGAGAACTATCTAACATACTTTTTCTTAAATTTAATTAATTTGACTAGTAATAAATTTCTTTGTTTTTTTGGTATATCGCTAACTTTCATTTTTTTTCTTCTTTCTTGGATTAAAAACTTTATCCTTTCGAGAAAAAAAGTGGTTTCTATTATAGATATATTTGACCAGTCAATTTTATTTTTTCTCAACATAACCTTCTTTTTTTAATTTATTTTCCTTGATTACTTTTTGCCTATCGCTTAGCAAAAATACCGAATCTAGCTCGTAAAATCTTTCGATGGGTCCGAATAAATCTACTCCACTTACCACCTTCAGTTTTTTATTTGATGGACATCTCAATACTTGATATTGGTTTTCTTCCAAAATTAATATGTACCACCTTCTTAGAGTTTTGTATTGATATGCCATAATTACCTCACGCTTAAAGTCTCTTTTTGATAAATTTTTAGCCCAGGTATATCTCTTTCCCCATTCCTAATTGCAGCTCTGATTGCCACAGAGTTTTCTATAACCAGATCAGATCTGGACGATGCAAGATCGGACATATTAACCACCTCAAAAACCCAGTCCTTTCTAATTGAAGAAGAGCCAGAAGTTGTCCTTATTGGGGCCAACTTTAGCGGAGCAATTATTTCTACTGGCTTTTTTGCCAAATCAATAGCTTCTTGAGTTTTTTCAATCACTTCGGTTTCGACTTCTCCGCCGCCGAAAATTGAAGCAGATAATTTTGCTGCCTCAGCCTCTTCCTCAGCAATTTTTATTTTTTTCTGCCTTTCTTCTTCAGCTTTTTTGGCAGCTTCCCTCTGAGCCTCAGCCTGCAACTTTTGGTTATACTGCAAGACGGAGGAACTTAATAATGTTATAGCCCTATCGATCGTTTCTGTCTTTTTTTTAAAAATTGCCTCTATCTTTTTTGCTGTTTCCTTGATAGGTCGAGTTAATCCCAACCTATCTTCGTTATACATTTTTATCGCCTTTTTGCCTTTTGCTAAAAATTCTGTAGCATCCAGCAAGGACTCAGTGTCTACGATCTTGTGAGTCTTAGAAAATTCTTCAATTTTCGATATATCAGCAAACTTAGAGTCTTCCGCTTTTTTTATGTATGTATTCAAATTTTCCATATTTATTTTCTATTTTTTTTATTATTTTACCAAGGTATACTATCCCCTAAGTCAGTATCCGAAGTTTTGCTAGCTTTTTCTTGGGCAGTGGAAGAGTTAGTCTTATCTTCTTTTTTATCAAGAAGAACTAACTCCCCCCCAAACATAGGGATCTCTACTTTAGTTGAATACTTCTCAACGCCATTTTTATCGTTATATTTGCTGGTCTTCATTTGACCTTCCACCAAAACCTTTGATCCTTTTTTTAAGTATCGTGCTAGCTTGCATATTCTTTCATTATAACTCCTAACATTATGCCACTCGGTGATATCATTCCATTCACCAGTTTCCTTATCTTTGTAGCTTTCTGAAGTGGCTATAGAGAATCCGCACCACAATCCACCGTATTTAGTTTCTCCACCTTCGGGATCTTTTCCCAAGGTTCCTAATAAGGTTACTTTATTTAATGATCTTAATCCCATTTTTTTCCTTTTGTTTTTCAAATTTGATAATTTCAGAATATTTGTAATAAATATTCCGGCCCACGTTAAACCATTTAGGATGGTCAAACCCTAAGTACCTCGCCGACCGAATTGACTGCTGATGCCAACCCCATCTAATTGCAAGTTCCTTAGATGTTAGGCAGCCTTTCGGCTTCCTAATCATTCCCTTTATTTTTTTATTTTTAAAACGCATCACCTTCCTCCGCTGGTTCAAGATCATCCTCTTCAACCACAGCAGACAATTTTTTACTAGTGGCCTTGGAAGCTTGGGGTTGTTTTTTAACAACATTAGCCGCAACTGAATCTTTGGGTAGCTGGTTTAAGACATCAGTGATAAAGGCCATAGCTACTTTCTTTTCAGCTAAAGTTAGATCCTCTTCAAACCAAGTTTTCAATGAGGATCTATCCCTCATAGATTCGGCTTGCTGCCTCAGATCTTCCTCTAAAGTCAATCGACTTACTTTCGGAGTTTCCACTTCTATTGAGTCGTTAGGGGTCTCGATTTTTTCCGAATTATCAATTTGGTCAACTTCAGAATCTACATTTTTATCGCTTAAATCTCCGACAATATCGGCGTCTAAATATTCCGTAACTGATTTCATTTCCTCTGAGCTTTTGGGTAAAAATTTTGAAATCTGCCTTAGCGCTGACTTAGACCAAAACTCATCAGCCTCCTGGTCCCAAAGTTTGGGATTTTTGCTTTTGGATCTTAGTTTCATTACCTTTTCTTTACCAAGATATTTGAATAAAACGTTTCCGTCCCTTAGTTTTGCTGCTGCGTAAACCCCTATTCTTTCACCCTTTTCTTTTTCTGGAGCGAAGACTAAAGGCTTATGCCTCATCTTATCGTCACCGTTGATTATCTCAAGTTCAAATAACTCATTTGACCAAACAACGTAAACCGATATTTTGGAAACGCATCCAGAATTTCTCATTAATTTCATTAAGCCCCAAACCATAGGAGAATATTCAGCCTCTCTTCCAAAGGTCATCCAACAAGCTTCGATTCCATCCATCAATAAGCCATCTTTAGCGGCTTTTTCAAGCGAAACCATGATAGATTTTTCTGATGCGTTTATCAATCTATTGCCCTTATCTTTTGACAAAGAATCTACGTAAAAAGTTTTGGCTGATGTCACAAATTTCTCAACGGAGATATGCTTAGGCAATAGCTTATCATACCTCTCTTTTTGAGTATCGATTAGTTTTGAAAATGTTCCGGAATCCATATTATTTATTTTTTTTAATTGTTATTTTTCGGTAACCACTACGTCCGCCGTAAGATGAACCAACCATGTCACTTGTAATGACGGTGGGTGATAAGCTTTGAACCTCAGTGAACCTTACGGTGTACCCCTCTGAAAAAGCTGAAGAAGCCTCTCTAACCATGTCCACTATTTCAGCTTTTGCAGCTTTTTCAATCTTCTCTTGCTCTTTTCGTATTCTTCCAGCTTCTAAAAATTTCTCACAAACAACTTGGAAGCGATCATTGTCACAATAATCAACCGCCATATTTAGGATACTATGAGTGTATAACTTTTTAATAGTATCTGCGTCTTCGGAATAATCAGCTTTTGGTGGAGTTTTATCTGCAACCATTTTCCAAAATTTAGTAATCTTCCTACAAAGAGTTTTACCAAAATCTTCGTCACGGTCGCGAATTAGAATGTGAACATCGTAGCCAATAACGGAAGCAACGAGGGCGCACCAATTATTTCTTGATACTTCTAGTTGATGCTGAACTTGAAATTCGATATGCAGCGGAGCCTCTTCTTCCGACCAATCTGCTTTATGAACAAAATAATCGACTAATTTAATTTCTAAAATTCCGGGACCGCTATCGACAAATTTATCTCTAAGTAAGTTTGCGTTATGAGTATCTTGAGCCATCTCAGGACTCCAGTCGTCGGCAAGGCCAATAACCTCATAATCAAAACTAGCTCCCATTTTTGGGGTTTCGGCGTGCCTCATGTATTCTTTCATTGGCCTGACTTTGACGCCATACATTTTTGCAATAGCTTCCGCTGTAGGCGCTTCATAAATTTTACCCCAAAATGCTCTTTTAGACTTAAGTTCACCGCGATCAATAGTCCCAGATTTCTCATGGAACAGAGAGAATGCAGTAGAGTAAGGGCATTTATTGTAAAGAGCTGATACTTCCGTTGAGGAAATATCCTCGGACTTCCATTGAAGCCACTCTTGATCATTTTTTGGTACTAATTCTATCGGTTTTAAAGGTTTCATGTTTGTTTCTTTGTTTGGTTTATAAAGTAAATTAAGCAAAGGTTAAAAGCCCCTTGAAGCATGAGCTTAATAAACAGATGTGTAGTAAGGCGCTACAACTGAATATCCTTTGCTTAAATTCGCACTAATCTTTATCCGTGCCGGATTTTGAGGAATTCACTTCTTTACCTAATCTTTGCAAAGCTTTCATCGCAATAATTGAAATTTCTTCAATTTCCTGCTCATTTAATTCCACTTGAGCATGGCCCCTGTAACTCATGTAGTCTTCCGAAGCTTCTTTGTCAATAAAACTAGCTCTGCCCGATATCTTCATTTCAGTTTTTCTTTCGGGTGATTCTATTTGTCTTTCCATACCAAGAACATTTTCAGAGTTTAGATGTAAACTTGTTAATTTTTTCATTTGAAATTATTATTCAGTTAATAACGTTTGTAATGCTACAAGTAGCACTACAATAAGTCAAGGGTTATTTTAAAATATTTTTATATTCCTCATCAGACCTTGCAAAGCCTGCATATCCTCCTGATTTTTTTACTTGATTTACAAAATTAATTTGCCCTTTTAGAGTTTCATTTGGAGTTTTTGGAAAAACGTAACCTTCTTTTTTGACCTCTACGGCAGTAAAAATAGCTACGTTTTTTCCTACCATATCTTGAGTTACTTTTTTGATAGTCCATCCTATCAAATCTGAACTACCCTTACCTAACCCGGTTCTGATTTTGTCTCCGGTCAGGGTAGTAAATAACCCTACGTTATTTCTAAAGAGTCTGCTTTGCTGCGAAGAAGCCGCTAGCTGTATAGATGTTGAAACATTTGTTTCAGGTTGCAGTTTTTTATTCATATTTCTTTACCTTCCTTTTAATAAATCCAATAATGAAGAAACTTTTTTAAAATCTTCTTCGTTAAATATCCACTCAATTCTAAAATCTCCAATATGTGCTTTTTTTGAAAGCCATTTATATAACTTTATATCTGCATCGACTATTTCCTTTTTTTTATGAAGTATATTTCTGATTCTATTTCTAATAATCTCTTGTTTTTTTCTCATTTTTTTTGAACAAATAGGCCCTAGTGGAGCAAATTTATTTTTTCTTACCACGTGAGTTTTTACAAAATTTTGACACAATGTACATTGTAAAAAGTAATTTTCCAAAAAACGCTCTTTGTTTTTATTTTTTGAAAAAAGACAAAATCCATCTATAAGAAAAGATTTTACATTTTTGTCGCAGCAAGCGCAATATGTTAATGAATTTTTTACCTCATAAGAATTGATTTTGTTTTCACTCATTTTTTTCTTTTATTTTTTGCCCAGGATTCCCTATTTTTCATGTTCTCTGAATGAGTAACTATTCTTAAATTTTCTCTGCGATTATCAAGAGTTTGTCTATTTATATGGTCTACAATCAATCCTTTTGGACCGCCCATTATAAAGCGGTGCATATAAACTTTTTTTCCTTCAATCTTAGTGCAGGCATAAGGCTCTCCTAATTTTCTATTTACTCCAGCTGAGCGAGTTATTGCCCACTTGTGCTTTTTTAGTTTTTTATAGTCTAGCTTACTAACTATCGCAACGTATCCTTGCGTTAGTAAAATTGTATTTATTTCCGTTGCCATTTTGCACTTTTTTGAGATCTAAATTTAAAAATATGATACGCCCATTTATCTTTGTAACCACGCTTTTTTCCTAACTCAATTAACTCCTCAAGAGTCGTTGCCGCCGCCTGCTCTTTTATTGCAATTTTTCTGGCAACAGCTTTATCAACTTCCACTAATTCACCCTCAACAACCTCAACCTCTCTACCAACATATTTAAATCCGCATTCGGGGCAGGAGGGAGCTGGAGCGTGAACAGCAAAACACTGATCGCATATTTTTGATGGAACTTTTGGATCCTTTGGTTTTGATTTTTTACTTTTTGAAAATTCCAACTCCCAGTCTCTGTCATCATCTGGTAACCCATGCCTTGCAGCATTTCCAGCATGATCCAATATTATAGCCTTATCTTTTCCGGGTTCGGCCCTTAAACATCTACCAACTTGCTGCAAATATATTGTTAAAGATTGAGTTGGCCGAAGCAAAATACATGCTTCAACCGCTGGAACATCAAAACCTTCTCCGACCAAATCAACATTAGAAAGTATTTTTATTTTTTTATTTTTAAAATCATTGATGATTCTTTTTCTTTCTTTTTTGTCAATTTTTGAATCAAGATGCTCTGCGCTATAACCGGCCGACCTAAACTCATCCGTGATATGCTTTGAATGACTGATCGAGGTACAAAAAACTAAAGCTTGCTTGCCATTTGCAATTTTTTGATAATATTTTATAGCGTCACCAGTGATTGCAGATTTGTCCATCATTTCACCGAGGTCTTTTTTATTAAAATCCCCAGCTGTATTTTTGACTCCAGATAAATCAGGATTGTAAGGAGCGTACAATTTATAATCAGATAAATAACCCTGATCCATTAACCATCTCATCGAAGGTCCGCAAATTATCGTTTGAAAAATATCTCCTAAGCCCCTTCCATCTAATCGTTTTGGCGTGGCTGATAAACCTATGCACTTAGATTTTGCATAATAATTTTTTACATCTTCCCAGGTTTGAGATTTACAATGATGAGCTTCATCAAAAATTATTAAATCTGGAAATTTGACGTGAAAAATGGCATCGGATATTTCATGCTCGTAAAGACTTTTAAAAAAATAGCTTTTCCGAATTTCTTGAGAATCTCCATTTTCAATTTTTTGAATCAAATTGTATAAAGTTTGTATAGAGCAAATTTGTATTTTTTTTGTAAAATCTGGCTTTTCACCACTAGCAATTCGCCCATAGTCAAGACCCAGGTCATCAAAAGCTTCTGCAGCCTGATCACCTATCTCCTGCCTATGAGTTAGAAAAAAAACAGAATTCCCTATTTTTGCTGCTTTTTCAAAAATATCAGCTGCTATTCTAGTTTTTCCTGCTCCGGTTGCAGCTTGAATTATTAAAGAATTAACTTCTCTCAATGTCAATCTCGTCTCCAAGATAAGATCCTTCTGATACTGCCGTGTCGGTTTTTTTGTTGTCATTTGTTTCTCTGTTAAAAATATAGTCTAAAGGTATTTTTGTCCCACGGGAATTTATCCCAGGAACGTAAGTTTTTGTTTGCGCTGGTAAAGCTCCTTTTAAGTTTTTTAGCTGCTGCCCCCAGCTCCTCCCCCAAGGGGTGTCACTTAACAACTTGCCTAATGGTATTGATTGATTAGCAATCCAGACAAACTCTGAATCGACAAAAAGGCCTAATTTATTTAGCTCTTTTTGAGCAATTTCGTTGTCTCTCCAAACTCTTGATCCTCCACAGGCCATAGATATCAGCTCTCCTATACTGGAATCTTTTGTCACTGAATCTACATATCTGATATTCATTGTTAATAAAGTGTTCAATAATTTATCTTCATCTCTTATCAATTCTTTCGAAGAATGCTCTATCCAATCCTCACCGGAAATCCATTCTTTTGCTTCTTCCAAAGTTAATCTTTTTGTTGAGATGCAAAGATATGTTCCTGCGAGCATGGGGGCTAACTGATCTGCTTGTCTTTTTTCTGTAAAAATTTCACGAGCCGCTCTATTGAAAGTTTTAATGTTTGCCATCAAAGTTTCGATATTATCAAAACCCCTCTTCATCATTCCAGCTGCATATTCCGGAGTTATAGTATCAGAAATATCGACCACTAATTTATTATATTTTTCTTGGTTTCCAAAGCTAAAATTTTTCTTTAGTACAAGTTTTGTAATCCGACTTTCATCAGCGTATTGCGAAATTGAATGATTTATTGCAAAAAAACAAAAAGTTGATCTAACAGAATAAGTGATACTACCTCCCCCCATCGTGCCTTTAATCATCTCCCCACCTGAAGAAGCTACCCTAGCTAAATCAAGGATAGACTGCATTCTCATTGCGCTACTTTTATCCTCAGCTTCGGCCTCATCAAAAACAACTGGCAAAGCATCTTTTTTTAAAGTTTGTCTTATCCCGGCCTCAGTAGTTTTTCCTTCGATAAAAACAGCAAACTGCCCCAACATAGGCTTGATAACCATATTATTAATCGTTGACTTACCTGCTCCGGAAGGCCCCGTGATAAAAATATGAGGTCTCCAATCAAGCATGCCACAAATTGGAGCAATAACGCACCAGCCCGGCAAAATTTTTCCACTCAATGGGTTTGTCCATGAAAATTCGTTGCAAATATCGTAAAATTTCTTTGATTCTGAATCACCTAGAGAAGGCACATCGGCATCAAAAGAAAGCGGGTATGCTCCTTCGTAAACACATTTTGTGTCTGTTCTTCCCGGCTTAAATTCAGATCCATCTACTAAAACTTTATCTCCTAGATGCATTATTTTTTTCTTACCCTCTATCCAGGCGCCCCTGCCTCGTCTCATTTTCGTTTCAGAAAAAATTCCTTTTCTATTGCATTTATCCATCAGCGCCGAGGCGATCATGTCCCAATTAATTTTTCCATTTTCAGATAAGTGAGAAAATTTCTCTTCCCACCAGCCAATCGGAGCTAGTGCAAATAGACTCAATTTTACATGTGCCGAAGGAGAAAGAGATATTACTTGCTGCCCTCTTCTGGGTAAGTAAAAGTAGTGACCTGAATTGTAACCAAGAACCAAAAATTCATCCTGGTTATCAAAGATATCTCCGGATTCTTTCGTTATTTTTAAAACTTTTTTTTCAGCAGGTAGGCAGAATTTTCTTAACCAGGACTGTACCATTAGCTTTGTCCAGCCTTCTTCCAAGCAGTCAGCGGCATCAAACCCCTTTTTAGTCCCTTTCGGAGCTTGGGTAATCTTTAATTCAGCTACACCTATTTTAAATAGCTCTTGTTTTATTTCCTCGGCTGCTGCCTCACCTGCCTCGTCTGCATCGGCCCAGATGGCTACTTTTCTTCCGGCTAATGGCGACCAATCTGTATGTCTTACTGCTTTTGATCCTCCAGCCCAAGAAACTGTAACGCAGTCCAGGAGATTGTGACAAGCGTCAGCCGCTTTTTCTCCTTCGCAAATAATTATTTGCTTACTATTTTCTTCAATAGTTTCTAATCTATATAAAGTTCTTGGAGATGGTAATGTTTTTACGCACCAACCTTCGGTTAAATCTTTTTTTCTACACCAAGTTAGTGGAAAAAACACTTTTCCAGCGGCCATTGAATCGACCCTAACTATATGTCCGAGTAAGTCACCGCCGCTCGATCGATAGTTGTAAACGTTGCTAGCTTCCTGATTTAAAGTACTATTTCTTTTTGGATTGTAAGCTTGAAATTTGCCAGATATTTTTTTAGCATTTTCGGGAACGGGAAAAATTTGCTGCAAATCATCTTTTGGCTCTTTTTCTACTATTTTTCTTTTTGGAAGTTTCGAAAGCTTTAACTCTTCGCCTCCTAGCATCTTGCAAGATTCTTGAAAAGATTTAGATCTGGTTTTCATTATATATTCTATAACGTCGCCATGCTCTCCGCATCCGAAGCAATAAAACAGCCCCTTTTTGTCGTTTACATCTAAACTTGGTGATTTTTCATTATGAAATGGACATATTCCAAAGAAAATATCGTCCGCATTTTTTACCAACTTAACGTCCTTTCCTATAATCGACGATATTTTTAAGTTAGATTTAATGCTTTCAGTATCATATTTCGTTAATTTTTGCATATTATCAGCTTTAACTTTTTTGGTATTGGAGCTGTTCCAGCTAAATATTTAGCAAGAGATTGACGACAGTAGCCTAATCTTTTTTCTGCTTCATACAAGTTAGATATGCTATTTTCTTTTAAATAATTCTTTAAGACTTCCGGTTTCATCTTTATTTTTTTCTTTTTGGTCAGGGTGGCAGGATTTGAACCTGCGACCTCAAGTGTCCAAGACTTGCACGCTACCAAGCTGCGCTACACCCTGATTTAATTAAGTTAAATTTTTAACTTGTTCAAAGAATTAATGCAAGTTAATTTTTTAACTTAATTAAAAAATCTGTTAAATTTACCACTTCCGTACTGATCTTTTGTCAAGTCGATGATTTCTTGAATAGTAAATTTATCTTTTAGTTTATCTTTATTCTGATCTACGAAATACTTAGTGCCGTTCGCACAGGCGCCTGTGATTGTCATATAGCATTCAATAATTTCATCTTTAGTCAAAACACTATCAGTTGTTAAATTTTTATATTTACTTGTGTCTAGGTCTGCTAATTTATAAACTAAACTTTCTTTCGCTTCTTTTAATGTTTCTCCGTGGGAATATTTATCTCCATTTTTAATCAAATAGCTTTGCTTTGTTTCGCCACGGTTAATTACTTTGTAAATACTGCCCTTTTGATTAATTATTTCTGATAAAATTCCATCTGCAATTATATGAGGTTTTCCGTCTTTTATGCCGTTTATTAAGTGGCCTTCGATGCGCACGGGACAAGTCTCTATAATGTCATTTTTTTTCGGTTGAATTACTTCATGTCTGTATCTATTTATAATTACGCATTCATGACCTTGGCAGTTTATAGTTGCGTCATGACCACATTTTATAGTTGCGGAGTCTTCGCATTCTCTAGTTGCAGGATTTCCGCAT